GCAGTGCTAGTAACACCATCTAAGATGTTTAGTTCTGCTGCTGTACTAGTTACTGCTGTACCATTAATAGAAAGCGCATCAGTTTCTAGTGTGCCGTCAATATCTGCGTCACCTGATATGTCCAAAGAGCCAGCATCCAGTTCACCAGTAAGAGTAATATTACGAAAACTAGCTACATCTTTATTTGAATCTACTGTTACTACTTTACTAGCTACTACAGTGCCTACAGATTGTCCAGTATCACTGTAATTTAATTCAGCCGCTGTAGCAGTTACACCGTCTAAGATATTAAGCTCTGCGGCAGTACTTGTTACTGTTGTGCCATTAATAGAAAGCGCATCAGTTTCTAGTGTACCATCAATATCTGCATCCCCTGATACATCCAAAGACCCTGCATCTAGTTCTCCTGTAAGAGTAATATTTCTAAAACTAGCTACATCTTTATTAGAGTCTACTGTAACTACTTTGCTTGCTACTACTGTTCCTACTGAAGAGCCAGTATCACTATAATTAAGTTCTGCTGCTGTTGCTGTTACGCCATCTAGGATATTTAGTTCTGATGCTGTAGAGGTTACACCATCCAAAATATTTAGTTCTGCGGCTGTAGCTGTAATAGCAGTACCGTTAAAGTTTATAGCATCTGCGTATACTGTTCCGTCAAAATAACCATCTTTAAATTCTAATGAGCTAGTACCTAAATCAATATCATTATCTGTAACAGGTACAATAGCACCGTCTTGTACACGTACTTGCTCTACTGCACTACTAGAAACTTGTACAAAAAAGCCCCAGCGATTATTAGTACTATCTACTACAATTTTATTAAGAAAATCCTGGTCTCCAATAGTATGAATATTACCACCTTCACCAGAAGTTCCATCATGTCTGTGACCAGTAGTTCCAGAAGAAGCATAAGAAAAAGCATTTACAATTTTATTATACTCATTGTTAAATAGTGAAGCACTAATTGTGTCTCCATCAGAAAAACTACTCTGTCTTGTGTAACTTGTACCTGCCATATTATCTCCTATTAGATGGTGTATAATCTATATACATACCATTTATCGCATAAGGTGCATTAGAATCTTCTGTTCTTAATCTAAAACTTGTAGTGTGTCCTCCTCCTTGCACAGCTTGCCTTACCATAGGATCATTAGATGCTCCAAATACTCCTGTACCAAAAAGAGATTCACCAAAAATAGCTGGTAAAGGAACTGAAAGAAGAGTATAATCATTTGGTTGTGGATGATCTGGATCATCATAATTATAGCGTACTCTTAAAACAGGTTGAGATGTACCCTCTGGAGTTATAGAAATTTTAAGATAATTAATATTTTTTCTAGTTCCAAAGTCTCCAAAATCATAGTTAGGAGTTTGATAAGTAGCTCTCATGTTTGCAGAAGATCCTTCATGATAAAAAGTATTTCCAGAATCATGAATGTATATATATCCATCATCATCACCATGAAAAGTTTTTTCTACTCCATCACTATTAAAACCTGAAGTTATAGCTGTAGCTTGTATTCCTCTAGTCTCTGACCATTGAAATCCTTGAGATGTAATAGAACCAATAATTCCTTTAGCTTGTGAAGAAGCAGCACCTGAAGTAGTATAAAATAATCTATATTGAGATTTTTGTCGCAATACCACACTAGACACTACAAAACTATCAATACCATTAGCAATAGCTTCTGTTATAGACATTATTTGTCTGCTTACTGTTCCTAACTCTACGTCACCAATACGTGCAGTACCAGCAATAGTTCTAACTCCATCTGGACTTAAAAATACTACATCACCAGCAATTTCTTGAATACTATGATTATCTAAACAACCTACGTTTTTAGTTACAGGAACTACAGCTACAGTAGAAGAATCATTTATATTTATTAGTTTGAAAATACTATTTTTACAAAAAATAACAAGATCATTTCTAAATGATTTTAAACCTATAACTTTATCATCAAGTTTTATACTTCCAGAACCTGTAGAAGTAAAATGATCTATATGATTAGTACCACTATAATAAATAGTATTAGGATTGTTAGAATCTCCAGCTACAACATAATGTTTATCATGAATTACACCTGTAACAGGATATACAGAACCACTTACTGTAATTTCTTTAACATAATAAGTTCTATTGCTTAATTCTCCTGTACCTGTCATTTTAAAATAAAAAGGTTTACTAGAAGAAGACTCATCTGTAATTAAAATCTCTCCGTACTGAGTATCACCTTCATAAAAAGCAAAATTACATTGCGTTTGATTTGTTCTAGCTGCTACAGATCTACCAGTAAAAGTAGAGTAGTTATCTCCACTAGCGGATACACCAGCTCTATTAATTTGTAAATATGTAATACCATCTAAAGTAAAATATATATTTGTACCAGATGTTACAATAAGACCATCTGCATAAACAAAAAGACCTAGTATAGCATTAGTGCTATTAGGTCTTGTAGCATCTGTACCACCAAAAGGTTCAAAGCCATTTATTCTTCTATAACCACCGTCTGAATCCACTTCAAAATTTTCAAGTTGTGTAGCAAGACCTGGATTAGAAAGCATTTCAAACTGATTTAAGTTTGTATTTAAGCCTCCTTTACAAGATACACCAAAAGGTAAAGATTGTGCCATTAGATAAACCTAATCCTATCATCTTTAAAATAACCAGGATCAGGCTCCATAAGATGAAGCTTCATATTTTTTAAATTTCTTTTATAATCTTCTAAAGAAAAAGCAGCATTTTGAGCATCATCATTAAATTGATGTATGTAATATCTAGCTCTAGATATAAGTACAGGTACATATACATCTGGAAAAACTAATTCATCTGAATATAAATTAAGTTTTGTAGGTTGATTAAAAGCAAAAAACCAAACTCTATAAACTTTATCTGGTATTGGGCTTAACCCAAAGTTTCTAGCGTCAGGACTTCTTACAACTCTACTAGGAACACCATACTGTTGAGTATCTGCATCATCTAAGTTTTCTGCAACTCTAAAATAATCTTTCCATTCTTCAATAGTAGTATGTCTTAAATTACGTGATTCATAAGGAGCAGATTCTCCGCTAACACCTACAGTAGTTAAATAAAAATTATCCCAGTCTATGTATCCATAATCTCCTAAAATAGAAGAACTTGCAGGTTTCATTTCATACCAACGAGTTCCTGCTACTGTTTCAACATAAACATTCCCATACATAGGATCAGTAGCTCCACTTTCTCCTACAGATAGAAAAGGCCACTGAGGCTCTTCATTAACTATATCTGAATAAGCTCTATTAACAATATCTTTTACGTGCGTTTGTACACCTACAGAAGATGCAAAAGTAGCTGAAGTTAATTCAACTTCATTTACTTCTCGTAAGATTTCATTACAAAGTTGTAAAAAAGTAGTTGCCATTATTTTTTATGAACCTTTTGTATTTCAAAGTTAGCAGATTTGCTAGAGCCTCTGTGTTTTTTATAACCATCTTTAGGGTCTTTCATTAGCTTAAAAGTCTTTCCAGACTTCATCCAATGATAACCTTCAGGAGCTTGAACTTTCATCGTCCTTTGGGTAGGCTCATGTTATAGCCAGCCATTTTATTGCAAGCATCTTCCATAGCATAAATACTAGGGGAGCTACCTTTCATTTGTCCGCCATGACCTTTTTTGTCACGAGACATACCACCATGCATCATACGCTCTTTTTCACGCATCATCATGCTACCACCATACATTTTTTTCTTACCACCATGATACATAAGACTTCTCCCTGTATACTTATTTGGAACATAACCTTTTTTTCTTGGTATTGTATTCATATTAATCTTGATCACATTCAAAAGTTTTTGACTTTTCTCTAGCTATCTCAAACTCAGTTCTGTTAAAATAAGGATCTTTCTTAAAATCTGTTTTTGGTCTATTAAACAAAGGATCTTTTTTAAATATACGATCATAGTTTTTATCATAAGCAGATTTGTTAAATCCTCTCCTATGTCTACTTTTTGTACTAACAATAGTTCCTGTGGACATTACAAAAGGTTTTTCTTCAGAACCTAGTTGAGCCATATATTACTCCAAAAAAGATGGGGCCACCTAAGCAGCCCCTCTTTAGTTTAGTCAATACCATAGAAAGCAGATACAAGTGCTTCGCCACGAAGGACTTTAGCACCATATACGTGCAAACCACGAACAATATCACCAAAGCTATCAGGGTCACGAATGACCTCAGTATTAGTAATAGTTTGTGCAGTACAGGTGGAAGAGATATGACCAGCAATACATTTACCAGCAGCGTTAGACGTAGAGGCAATGTTATTGGTCTTGTACATATCAAAACCACGAAGCTTACCAGAGCTTACCAAACCATTACGGATGGAACCCTGACCTGCGTTGTAATCAACTGACAAGAGCTTAGAAGAACTTTGTACAAGAACTTCATAAAACTCAGGATTAGCCAAGAACCAACGTCCTTCTTCAGGAACATTTTGCTCATCCAGAAGACGTGCCATGTGAGATAGCACATCAATAGGATCATGCTCAGAAGTTCCAAAGCCAATGTCCAAGTTACCAGTACCATCAAAAGTACCTTCTGCAAGGTCAGTAGCACTGTCAGAACCAAGAATATGGTTAGGACTTGAGGCAGAAACACCAGAGAACATCGTAGCGATAACGCCAGCATCAAAGGCATCACGCAATGCGTAAGCTGCTGAAGAAGTTGCTACATCACGAAAGTTTACATGAGACATATTTGTTTCAATGTCATCTACAATAAACTTAAATGCGTTTGCAATATCTACCACCAACGTAACCTCTTGGTCAGTCAGTTTAGTAGCAGTTACATCTTGTCCCCTTTCATACTGATAAACAGTAATTTCAGGTTCTTTGATAATGCGAACACTATCACCAAATGCTGCAATTTCACCAGCATAGTCAGTATTCGTAATTGCTTCTACTACAGAAGATTTACGAAAAAAGTTAAGTACCTGCTTGGAATAAACCTTTGGCAGGAAGAATGAGTTAGTTTGACCTGATACAGAGTTACCAAAGTTAGCATCAGTATCTGTGCTAGGTTCAAAAAATTGGTCTGATTGGTTAAAAGCCATGTTTATGTACTCCTATAAAAACATAAGTTAAGCCGCTACCACACGACCCTCAGACAAAGCTTGTTTAATATCTTCTTCATATTTATCAAACTGATCTAGGGACATAGCAGCGATTTCCCGTTCAGTCCAGATTTTAGGCTGTTTCGCATCTACAGAA